GCCCTTCCAGACGCTCGACGAACCACTGCGGCCACTCGGCCCGAACGCAGAAGCTGTCCACCACGACGCGCTCGATCGACGACAACGCCGCGTTCATGGCGCGCCAGCGCTGATGCGCGCGAACTGCGAACTCGCTTGGCGCCGCAGGATCAGCCAGCCGGCCCATGTGACGCAGGGCGCTGTCCCAGATGGCCGCGATCTCCTTGTCCGTGAACTCGTTCCAGCGCATCGCGAGAACCTGCGCATCCGACAGCTCGCCCCATTTCTGGCGCAGCTCGTCCGCAGCCCCGCGGGGGATGCTGTTGTCGCGCATCGCCGCAGCGCCGGGGGCGTCCAGGCCCGCGCTGACATGGACGGCCAGGAACGCCCGGCCGGCCCCATATTCCGCCTGGGTGATCCAGCCGTTCGCGTAGGAGGCGTCGAGGGGGCAGGTGGCCATCGCCGGGTCAGCGCAGATCAGGGCGCGCCGGGCCAGCACGACGGGGTTCGGCTTCACCGCCTTGAGCTTGCCGCTCGGGTACCGCTCGCCCTGCTGCCGGGGACGGCCGCCCTTGGAGCGGGGGTTCAGGCGGGGAGAGGTAGCTTTGCCCATGAGGGGAGGGCCTTTCAGAACAGGGTGTATCGGTGAAGGGTGCGGGGGCGCGCCGGGGAAGAGGATCGCGGTCGGCCACGACGATGAAGCGGCGCGAGAGGATGCCGTGGGGAAGGCCGACGATCTTCTCGATCTGCCGATCCGTTCTCCCGCGCCGCCGCTGCTCGTTGACGGCGTACTGCTGCATCAGCGTGATGCGCTCGACCATCAGGTCACAGGCTCCCGTCCGGCGGCTCGTCGTTCGTGTTCGTCATCCCTACTGTTCCTCTTTCTGTAAGGTAGTTGCTGGTTGGAGAGAGCCTGAGCGAAGGCATAGGAAGACCAGCCCCGGGGCCATCGGCCTCCGAGGTCGGTCCCCATGCCTCCACGATCTTGCTGGCCGGAGCCGAGCCGTCGTCTTGGCCGATCCGGTGGCGTGACCACCCCGGACCGTCGAGAGCTACTTGCGACACTGGTTCACTGTGCCGGGGACCGCGCTTCTCTCTTTCGGACTGCGCTGCGCCTGGGGTCCCGCCCCGTGGTAGGCTTCCTGCATCTGACGCCACTGTCTTAAAACCGTCCGTCAGATCGGCCTCGCCGTTGGAGATGGCGAGGGCTCTCGATGTCATCCCAGCGCCTCCCTCAGGTGCAGCGCGACGGCCCTCAGGCCGTGCTCCATGTGGAAATCGTTGAAGTCCCCGATGGCGGGCGGCATGGTCCACGCGCAGCCCGAGCGGCGCGCATAGAACTCGCCTGCGCCCTTGCCCTCGAGATGCGGGTTCGGGGCGTCGTGGTCCGCCGCGATACGAGCGCCTGGGATACCCGCAGCCACCTTCTCCACGTTAGAGGCCGAGAAGGCGCTCAGAACGGTCGCTGACACGCCCAGGAGCCGCAGGGCCGCCCTGACGCTCAAGGCCGTGGCGATCCCCTCGCACACCCACGTATCGCGCCCGGTGGCGATCCTGTGGCTGGCGCCGCCCTGGGCTCCGCGCAGGATGTTCTTTTTCGCCCCATCGGCGGTAATGAACTGCACGGTCGTCACCTTGCCGCCAATGCGGCCCGGTACGATCAGGAAGGGGCCGATGCCGGGCAGGGCCTTGGCCAGCGCTTCGCCGAAGGGCGTCTCCGGGAAGAACCTGCTGGGCACGTCGCAGACCAGCCCCAGCTCGTCGGGGAAACCCTTCTTCTCCAGATATGGATGTTTGTCCTGGCGGCAGCCGCGCACGATGGCCGCGCAGATGCGCTCGACCTCCTTTTGCTCGGCGAGGCGTGCGGCTTCCCGACGACGCGCGCGGCGCTCAGCTTCGGGATCGCGGCGCACCTGGCCAGAACCGGCAAGGCTGAAGCGGTGATTTGCTCCGGTCTGGTGGTTCCAGACCATGCCGCCGTTCTCGTCGTCGAAGATCAGGACGGCGGCGTCGTCGCGTCCGTTCTTGCCCTTAGTATCCGTGCGCACCCACTGGCCTGGGGACAGCCGACGCTTGGGCGGCTCGATGCCCACCACCGCACAGGCCTGGTGCAGGGCTTCCGTCAGCGACAGGGTCATGCAGCCCTCCGCGTCTTGCTCTGTTTGCGGAACCGCTGAACCTCGCGGTCGACAAGCGCATAGGCGCCAGCGTCGGGGGCGGCGGGCGCCATGCCGAACCAGTGATAGGGCGGCTTGCTGTTGGGGTAGACGCCACGCCAAATGGCATAGGCTCGCTTCCGGGCGGCCTCGCAGTCGCCGATGCGGCTCTGGTCGATGCTGTAGCAGATGGCGGCGTTGTAGACGGCTTTGGGGCTCTTCAGGCACTCAGCCCGCAGACCGGGGCGGGCCTCCATCCCCATCGCGCCCGCGTCGAACTCGCGCAGTTCGCCCTCGACGGCCTGGATGCCCGATCGCGCAGGCTTCTCCCAGCCGCAGGCGGTGCAGGTCGTGCCCCGCAGGGCGCCAGAGCATTCCGGGCAGACGACTTTTTCTCGGGCCTTCTGGTTCCGCTCACGAGCCACGCTGTCGCGCTTCTCGGCCTTGTCCAGTTCGCCCGCCCCATTCTCCCAGACGTCGTACATGTCCAGGGCGAACCGTTCGAAGTTGCCCGAGTGATCGAGCCAGAGGGCTACATCCTTGCCGGGGTGCGAGCGCATCACGCGGCCGATCTCCTGCATGTGGCTGGAGAGGCTCTTGCGATAGGGCTTGCAGGAGATGCCGACGCGCACGTCGGGCACGTCGAAGCCCTTGGTCAGCA